ATATGTTGCTACTGTTTCTGGATCTTCACATGCAGCAAGAATACTTAAACGGTTCTGAGTATGTACCTCAAGAAAATTTTTAGACAAAAAAAATGACCTTAATAGGTCAACAGTCTCACTATACTTTTTTGGGTCAATCAGTGCGGTCATCTTATTTTTTGATAAAACTATAATATTTAGACAAAAAAAAGACTCACCCGAAGGTGAGTCTTGATTTAAAGATATGTAATATGAATTACATGAGGTTCTTAACAGCAACACGCCTGTAGTAGCGGTTTTGGTTAACGTTAAGGTTACCTTGACCTTGGTTGATTCCTTCAGCGAATGGGTTTGCGACAATACCATATCTTGTCTTAAATCCAATTTTTGGTTGGAAGGAGTTCTCACCCACAGCACGAACCATCTGTAGTGGAACGTAAGGGCAATAGAACAGACCAGCATCATAAGGAGATGAACCTTTGTATCCAACAACGTAGTACTGATTACCACCAGTTGGAGCACCGTTTGCTGCGGTTAGGTTTGCAGAATATGGGTCAATGTATACTCTGAATTTACCCATAAGTGTACCAGCAAATGTATTACCAGTATCATCAACGTTAAGATTAGCGTTGAGTGCAGGAGTGTAATCAAGCACACCAGCCATGGTTAGTGCAGAAGCAACGTCTGCAGAACACATGATGATGTTGCCCTTTCCACGACGAGTTCTCTGTGCGATTGCGTTCGCATCTCTCTCGATCTGGAATAATAGACCCTTGAACTTCTCAACAGACCATCTTCCGTTTGAGTCGATGTCTAAGTCGAATGTACCAGCATTTGCTACGTTCTGTACAGCACCTTGCTCTGCAACCTTATAGATTGTTCTAATGACTTCCCTGTTAATTTCAGCAAGGATTTCAGTAGA